GGGCATTGCGAGTGGACGAGCGAGAGGAGCCGAAGCCCGTAGTTCCTGTTCCCTTCGGCGAAGGCCATTGCCATCGCGTTGGTGTTGAACGACGAGCGGAAGATCCCTGCCGTGTCCAGGAGCCGCCATACGACGCGACGGCCCCGCTTGTTGCCCATGAGCCACTTGACGTCGCCCTCCTCGTTCTCGCGGTCCAGGCGTTCGCGTAGGTCGCGCTGCGCCTTCGCCTTCTCCTGGCCCCGCAGGTCGAGCGGGTCATAGTTGCTCACGATGCCATCCTATCAAATGCGTTGTTTCGCATTGCGAAATCAGCCGCCGTACAGCATCGTCGCCGCGGGACCGAAGGTGTCAACGCGACCGATTTCCATGTCGGTGATCTGGAACTCGACCTTGCGCTCCGTGCCGCCGGCGGTCTGCTCCGCGCCGGCCGACTTGACATAGGCGCGGGCCGTGATCGTGACCACGCTGCCGATGGCCGGCGGCGCGGTGATCTGCAGCTTCTCGAGTTCGTCCGACTCCAGCTCGATGCACAAGCCTTCCGGGTAGGACGGCTCGTCCATCTCGACCTGACCGGGCATCTCCTCGCGCTCCGGCTCCTTCTTCATCGAAATCATCGCCATGTGGTTCCCTTTCAGACTTCGACGGCTGACGGCGAGCCGTAGCCGCTGAACATGTTCATTACGTCGGTCAGCGCGTTCTGCTGCCCGGTGGGCGCCTGCGCCATGTTCTTGACGGTCTGCGAGGTCTGCTGCATCGCGGCAGCCTGCTCCTTCGCAGCCATCGCCTGGTTCCGCGCCTGCCGCAGCATCGCGACCTCCTTGTCGGCCACGATGAGCGACGGGTCCACGCCGAGCATGTCGGCGTAGACATCGGCCCACTGGTCGCTGTCGAACTTGTCAAGGATGTCCGGCTTCATGCGGGCGATGGCGCCGAGGTTGCCGACGAACCTGTCAACGGCGTTCGTGCCGATGGCGCGCTGCGCCTGCGCTAGCATTGACACGAACTCGACGTTCAGGTCCATGCCCTGCAATTCCGCCGGCGGTGGCGGGATGACGCCGGCGAGGATCATGCGGTCGAACGTGATGTCAATGAGCGGGTTGAGCAGCTCGTTGTGCAGGCGCTCGAGGACGGGGCCGAGCATGAGGAGCTTCTCCTCATGGCGCTCGGCGACCTCCGTGGCGGTCATGCGCGCCTGCGGGGCCGACGCCAACATCAGGAACAGGTCCGCGTAGAACGCGCCGCTGATGCGGCCGCGGCAGTCCTGGATGTCGGCGAGCAGGTAGTTCAGGTTCAGGTTGACCTCGAACGCGGAGCGGATGCCGTTGCCGGCGGGGTCAACGAACGTGATCCCACCAGGCATCGTCTCGACGTCCCGGTTCTTCATTGACACGGGAACCTGGAGCGGCGGCTTGGTCTGGAAGTCGATGGCCTGCGCCTTGCGGAGCTGCTCATGCTGGAGCTGCTTGACGTCGCCGAGCGCCTCCATGCCTGGGCTGTTGCCGTAGATGTCGCCGCCGACCACGGACCAGCGCGGGCAGAGGGCTGGGAAGTAGTTGAACCCGCTCTCGCGCAGGAACTTGTCCTGCTCGCCGCCGACCTCGAAGTACCACGAACCCCACGGCATGTTCTTGCTGTCGCGCTTCTTGATGTCGCGGTCGGCACGCGGCTCGATGGCATGCACGACGGCGACCCACTGGTCGAGCGTCCCCGTGTCGTACATGTTCTGCACGGAGGTCGAGCAGTTGTCGTAGCCGAACTCCTTCACGACCTGCGAGACGGTCATCTCGAACTCGCGGTACAGGGTGCAGACGCGGCCCTGCGCGTCGGTCGAGATGCAGTATTCGCCGGCGGTCAACGGGTAGTGGTGGATGACCTCGTTGAAGTCCGGCAGCACGATGCTCGAGGCCGTGCCGAACGCGCCGAGTTCCTCGTACATCAGGTGCAGTGAGCGGTAGGTGTTCGACTTCTGGAACACGCGCTGCATGCGCTTGGTGACGTCATCGAGCCACAGCTTCACGGGCTGGTAGGAGTTCAGTTCCGGGTCGGGCGTGGCGAGGCGGAACCACTGCCGTGCGGGCGACGTCGCGCCGGACATCAGGCCGGCGCCGAGCGTGCGGAGCGCCCGCGTCCCGGTGTTGTCGTAGATGTTGTTGTGGCGGCGGTAGCCGCGGTTCCGGTCCTCGCGGAAGTAGCGTCCGTTGCGCGGCAGGAGGTAGGAGGTGATCTCCTGCCAGTGAGCCATCCAGCTTGCGCGCTCGCTCTTGAGTTGGCCCCAGCGCGTGAACAGGCGATCCCTGGTGGGAGCGTCCGGGTAGGAACGGTTGTCGCCCGTGTATTGGCTCATGGTCAGCCCCCGAGGAGGGTGGAACGTCCGAGGTTCAGATCCTGCGGCGAGACGCCCATCGGCCCGGTGAGCATGGTGCTGGTCGGCCCGCCGGCGGCCTGCTGCGCTGCGGCCATGATGCCCTGCACGTCGGGTTCGCGGCGCGCCGCGCCGGCCATGCGCTGCTCGCTGCGGCGCTGCTGCATGGAAGCGCGGGCGGCTTCCGCAGCCTGTGCGCGCTGCTGCTCTCCGAGCGCCTGTCGCTGCGCCTTTTTGCCGGACTCGCCGGCGGCGATGCCGTAACCGAGTCCGCCGAGTCCTGCGGCAGCACCGAGTGCCGCCGCCCCTGTCGCTGCCGCTGCTGCCGCCGAGGCGCCGAGCGCCGTACCGATTGCGGTGAAGAATGGCATGTCAAGCTCCCTTGATGTAAGTCATCTCGCTCGGTTCGTACCCGAGTTTCGTGAGCATCCTACCAACCTGCTCACCGTTGACCGCGACGAGTTGGCTCATCGCAACCACCTGCGCGCCGATCTCACGCGCCCACGCCTGGTACGCCATGACGAGTCGCACCGCCGCGCTCGAGCCGCGTGCCTCCTCGTCCACCCACCACGCGAGTTCGTGGGCGACCAGAATGTGCGGTGCAAACCACATCGGGCTGGCAGCACACGCCAGCATGCCGCAGACCTTGCCGCCGGACTCGGCAAGGAAGATCACCCCTCCCTGCATGAACGCCGACACGCCGGCGCGGAGCTGATCCCTGTCCGCGTTGACATGCTTGCCATGCGGCCCGAACGCGATGAACCGTTCGCCCATGTCAAGGATCGTGTCAAGGTCATCGGCGGTGGCGACGCGGATGAGCATCACATGTCCTCGTATGGGTCGTGGTCCCGCGGGCGCGGATCAACGCGCTCGCGCACCTCGCGTGGCAGCTGCTTCGCCACGGGGTACGCGAACGTCAGCGCCAGCGCGTCGGCGATGTCCGGGCTGCCGCCGCCTTGAAGTCGCTTCTTGATCTCGTCCTTCGACTCCAGGCACCGCTTGCCCACCGCGTCGTACCAGTACGTCGGCGTTGACAGTTCGGTGAGGAGGTCGGTGCGTTCGGGCAGGACGCCGCCCATGTCGATCCATTCCTTGACACCCCACCACATCTCGGCTCGCTTGTTGACGAACAGGTTCGGGTTCGACGCCTTGCCTCCGAACGGCACCTCGATGACGTCGTACCCGAGCTGCCGCAGCCTGTCGATGACGCCCGCGCCCGCGCCGCTGTCAATGAACACGGCGTCCGGGTCGCGGTCCTCGATGACGTTGGCGACGGCCGATGCCAGCGTCATGTTGTCAATGCCCGTGAACACCATCGGAGGCTCCATGCGGAGTCCCTGGCGCAGGACGATGACGCTGCGGTCATCCCCGAACCGGGCCGGGTCCACGCCGATGACGAGCGGGAACTCAATGACGTCGCCGTCCGCGATCTTGCGCTCGCTCGCGGCGGTCGCGTCGGTCAGGCTGATGAGCTGGTCCTCGCCGGCGGCGGCGAAGTCGCAAAGGTACTCGCGTGCGAACGCCTGCTCGGGCATGTCGCGCTGGAGGCGGGCGACCTCGTCCTCGTCCAGGGCGTCCGTGTCGTGGACGGTGTAGCGGGCGGCCCACCAATCCGGGAGGCTCGAGGCGCGGTAGAACAGCTCGCTGAACAGGTTCAGGCCGTTCGGGGTGCCGATGAACAGCGCCCACCCCTTGCGGTCGGACAGGGCCGGCTGGAGGATGTCGTTCCAGACCTCGGGCTTGATCTGGGCGACCTCGTCAATGACGCAGCCGTCAAGGCGCACGCCGCGGAGGGCGTCGGGGTTGTCGCCGCCGAACAGGCGGATCTGCGCCCCGTTGTGCTTGAACGTGATGGAGAGGTCGGCCTCGTTGACATCGACCGCGTTGACGAGGCGCATGGGGCCGAGGATCTGCTTCAGGCGCAGCCACGCGATGGCCTTCGACTGCTTCAGGAACGGCGCGAGGTAGACGTAGAACGGCAGTTCGGCGCGGCTGTGCAGCGCCTTGTCAATGAGTTCCATCAACGCCATCTGCGTCTTGCCGGCGCGGCGGTGGAGCGCGAGGACGGTGAACCGCTTCATGTTGCGGTGGCACTCGTCCTGCCACGGTCGCGGCTTGTATCCGAGGTCAGCCGGCATTGCGCGGGGGGACGCCCGTGATGACCTGGATCGTCATGGCCTCGGTCGCGCCGCCGTTGTCAAGGCGGGCGATGCGGTCCTCCTCCTTGGCCGCGTCAAGGGACAGCCGTTCGACGGCCAGCAGCGTGGACGATGCTCGGGCGACGTCGCGCCCCTTCGCCTCCGGGTCGTTGACGATGGCTCCTGCGCGGTTCACGACCGCGGCCTTGATGGCGGGGTCGATTGTCCATCCCTCGCGGATGGCGCGCATGACCAAGCGCATGTCGTTGCGAACTCTCCCCTCCCCCTCGTTGAGGGAGTCCGCAAGTGCCTGTCCCTGCGTGACGAGTATACCCGTCACTTCCTGCGGCGCTTCGCTGCCTTGGCCTTGTCGGCCCTGACGAACTTCTTCGCCACGGACATTGGGACGCCGACCTTCTTTGCGAAGGCGCGATTGTGTGCGGCGGCCTGCATCAGGCGCTTCTGCGCCGGCGACTTGCTGGGCATTCTTCTTGCCTTTCGGTGAGGGTGAGTTCGAGTCCTGCTGCATGTGCGATCTTCAGGATGGAGTCGAACGCCGGCTTTCGGCGGCCGATGCTGGGGGCTTTGGAGAGGAGGCAGCGGACGGTGTGGGCGCGCAGTTCGCCGTCCTGCTCGAGCTGGCGCGCAAGCGCAGAGCGCGTGAGGCCTTTGCCAGTGACTCGCCGGGTAATGGCTTCCTTGAAGTCATCGTACGACCTGATATTCATTCGCGGGAGTATACGCTAATCCTGCACGACTTCCTTGCCGAAGTCCTCGGAAGTGGCTGCCCAGATGATCCTCGGCCACCCGATGAGTTTGCATCCTTCGATGTCGGTTTCGATGCGGTCGGTGACGAAGGCTCGGGCCTCGGCCATTGACATCGCTTCCTGGTCGCGGAGTCGTGCGGCGATCATGTCGCCGGAGTAGATGGCGACGGGGATTCCCGATTCGCCCGGTCGCGGGTACATGACGCCGAGGAGCGTGTCCTCGAGGTTGGCGAGGAGGACGGGGTGTTGGCAAGATTTCTTCCCGCGCTTCGCCATGTGGGTCAGTCTACAAAGCACGAACCCATAGGCATTTTTTTGCCTACGGGTCCGGTTTGGTGCCGTGGTGCCGTTCAGCTCGGTTCGCGTTCCGGGTCGGGCGGGTTGTGCTGCGTCTGCGAGATCACCCAGTTCCTGAAATCGTCGTAATTCCGGCGCAGGTTCTTGCGTTCGTCGGACCACTCCTGCGTGTCGAAATCCTCGACCTTGTCGTGCCACTTCTTCATCAGCGTCTTGGAGTGCGCGACCGCGTCGTTGACGGCGTCGTGCTGGGTGACCTCGAGGACGATTCGGAACTGCGGCGTCCCGTCCTTGCCGACGCCGTGCCACCACCAGCATTCGTCCTCATCCGGGTCCATCCGCTCGATGTGCGGGGCCATGCGTTCGGGGAGGATCTCGACGCGAACGCCGAACTCAAGCGTGTCGCACTCGATTGCGCCCTGGCGCGAGTTCCAGCGGAACGCAACCGTACCGGGCCACTTGGCGTTCCACGTGTCAATCAGCAGCTCCGGCGTGATCCTGCATCCGTGGTGCAGGCCGAAGTCAATGCGTGCCGACAAGACGGCGGCGTTGTCCTCGCACCACTTCTCGAAGCCCGGGATGTCAAGCGTCATCGTGCTTGACGTTTCGTCGCGCCACGCAATCACGTACCACATGCGATCTCCTCTCGTTGAAGGTGTCAATGGCGGCACGCGCCGCCGGCGTTGATCGTATACGAGAGAGTGTAATCAGTCAAGAATCGGCCTTTCGACGCCGCCGCTTCGCTGCGCTGCGCCTGACGGCGCGCTCGCGGCGGCTTGCGAATGGCAAGGGAAGTTCGATTCACGCTGTCCAGCCATATGGGCGGAGTCACCAGCTCGTAAACGCCGTGGGTTGCGGACACCGGCAGGGCTTTCAGTTCGCATGGTGAGCGCAGAGGGAGCGTGACCCCGCAATGGGGCCACGTTCGACCAGCCCGCACGGAGCCGCGCTTTCGGTCGATGCCACGAATTTCACCATTTCGCTGGAGGACTGCCAGCCGCCGCAATCGTGGGTGAGCGCACCTTTCGGTGGCGCAGGGTAGGGTCTGGTTCCCTGCGACTACATCCATGCCCACCTACCGCGCCGTGGGCTTCCTGCGGCATTGTTGCCCCTGGGGGCAGGTTCGCTACAATGCAAGCGCCTTGGATTAGCAGCCCGCAGCATAGCAACCCAAACGCGATGCTTCGGGAAATTGCAGGCGACCGCAGGAAATCTTGCGGTCGTTCTGTTTTTGAGGTATGGTTCCCCCCGTCAGGCGCGCCTCTCTGACGAGGCAAAGCGGCACGCGCCGCCGAGCGCGGCGCGACCTGACAGCTCCAGGCCACGGACGGCCGGAGCAATTCAGCCCCCGGAATGCGCCCGCTTGGCAACGTGCCGGCGGGCGTTTTCGTTCGGCCTTGCACGACCTTGCACGACCTTGTCCGTCTGTCCGTTCAGCACCAAACGGACATCGACGGACACAGCTGGAAATCGCGCAGACATCAAATCGGACAGGCAGACATTCGCTGTCAGGCACACCGCTTGCACTACCATCCCGTAGTGCGCGTCACCCTGACCGACACCGAGGTGCGGATATGCCGATGGCTCGCGGCCCAGCGGTTCGCGGCAGCACGGAAAGCCGGCGTTCAAGACGCGCAGATGGGGCCGCAGTTAAGCGAACAAACCGACCTCGACGGCATCGCCGGGGAGTTCGCCTTCTGCAAGGTGGCGAACGTGTGGCCCGACATGACCATCGGCGCACGGCGCGGCGGACATGATGCGTTCCTGGACGGGATGTCCGTCGATGTCAAGACAACGCGCTGCCCGACCGGACACCTGCTCGCCACCATCAAGAAATCGACCACGGCCAGCGACGTCTACGTGCTGGTGATCGGCACGGTCCCGGAGTTCCGCATCGCCGGATGGGCATCCGCCGCGCAGCTTCTGCACCCCGAAAACATCGCAGACTTCGGGCATGGGTCCAGTTACGCGCTGTCGCAGCGGCAACTGCAACCGATCTCCACGCTCGTTGACAGTATCCGCCACACTTCCCGGGATGTGTAGCACTCTCGTTCCACGGTGGGACAGCGCGTGACTTCGTCACGCCTGCCCCTAGCGGCGGGTTGCGCTTTACCCCAACGGCTGGCCCGCCGAGCGTCGTACCTCGCGGCCTTCAGGCTCGGCCCGTGCAGGGAATCGGCTCCGACCCCTCGGCCCTGCATCTCCGCACCCGTAGTATACGCGAACGATGCCTCGACACGCCAACCTCCCGTTCCATCTCTACGTCCATGTCAACAACGCCGCGCTCGGGCCGACGATGCCAGCAGGCACGACGCGGGCGATTTGGCATGCCGTCTACTGCCGGCCGGGGCAGATCGTCATGGCGCACGTCCTGCTCGAGACAGGCGCGGAATGGTGCGGCGTTCCCCTGCACATGATCGGGTCAGGGCCGGATGCGTTCCGCGTCAAGCCGCTGGCGGATCCCGATGCTCCCGGCGACCTCCAGCCCTGGGGCGCGATGGGCGAACACGTCGAGGCCATCCACCTCGAGTACCTCGAGGGGATGATGGCGATGGGCAGCGGAAAGGGACCGGGCTTCTGCGGCACGCACACGGGGATCGTCATCGACTGGGCGGACGGGTTCTCGCGTTACCCGCAGGAACACAAGCCGCTCAACCTCATCGAGCGCAGCGACGGGAAGTACCTGCTGTATCCCAACAACTACATCCGCCTGCTCGACAAGCACTTCACGAGCTGGAAGAAGGACGATCAGCTCCAGCACTACCGCCGCGGCGAGCGCGTGTATTGGGAAGTTTAGTTTCCACTTTGTTGCTTTCGCTCGCCGCTCGTTAGCCGATCTGTATGCGTTTCGGTGAACGGAAGCCACCCGGTAAGCGGAAACGAGAACCTGTAAGAGTTTTTTACGGGTTGCGCCTGTAGCCCAGCCGCCACAGCAGGCGCGAGATGTCGCGTGCCGTCGAGTCCACGGCCTGTTCGTCAAGCTCCGGGCGCGAACAGTGCAGCGCCTCATGGATCACGGTGTCGAGCGTGTCCTGTTCCCCCTGCCAAGTGCCGATGCGGATGAGCCGACCCTCGGCATTGCCGGGATCGACCATGCTGCCGTAGTCCTTCAGGTTCCCCGAGAACCGCAGCGTCCAGTACTTCCCGCCGAGCAGGACGCGCATGGGATCACTTGAACCCGCGCTTCATCGCCTTCCACGCGGATGCGCTGACCGTGGACTTCGACTTCGGGCGGCTGGTGCCTGCCTTGCGGCGGGCGTTGATGTTCGCGTAGAGGCCGCGTGCCTTCTTCTTCGCCATGTTCACTTCCTCGAGGTCTTGCCGCTGCACTTCCACTTCGCACGGGAGAGCCGCAGCGGGCTGTTTGGGTTGCGGGCCGCGGCGGGGTGCGCCTTCATCTGCGCGAAGCTGCGGGCGCAGTAGGCGTCTCCCTTCGCGGTCCCGGGCTTGATGCGGTCGCCGCCGCCCTTTGCCTTTCCGGCCTGGCCGTATGACACCTTGCGGGTGCGGCCCGTCTCCGGGTTGCGGACCACCTTCACGAATCGCTTGCCCTTTGCGGGTGTCGGCATATCTGTCCTTCTGAAACGGCCAGTTAGTCGGCCATGATGAACTGCGGGACGAGGCTGTAGCGGGTACGTCCCTCCGCGCTGCGCTTCTCAAGATACAGGCGCATCCACACGCCGCCGCCGGAATCGCTCGGCGGGAAGCCCTTCATCACTTCCCAGCCCGAATGCCCGTCCCCGAAGGCGTCCTTGTAACTGCCCGTGCAGATGTGCCACTGGCGGTCCTGCACGACCCTGGCTCCGCCTCGGTCGCCGACGAGCCGCTCGCGCATGATCGGCAAAATCCATCGCTTGTGGATGTGGCCCGTGCAGATGATGTCTGCGTCAGGCATGACGGCTGCGTTGCGCCGCACGTTGAGCGTTCCGTGCGACATCAGCGCGGCACCGCCTGCGCCGTGGAAATACTTCAGGGACAAGCCGTACCGCTCGTTGTTGATCTGCACCTGGAACCGCACCCAGCCGCCGTAGCCGCCGGCGTGAACCTTGTATCCGGTCAGCAGGCTCATGCGCTCGCACACGCGCTCGGTGTAGTCCGTGTCGCATGCCTTGAGGACGCTGTCCTCATGGTTGCCCCTCCCCACGACCACGAAGTTCCGCGCATACGGCGCATAGAACTCGGAGGCGTGGCGGATCACGCTGTCGAGGTAGTCGGGTGCATCCATGTCCTCGTCGCGGATTCCCTTGCGGGCGCGGCGCGGGTCATAGCGTCCCTGCATCAGACAGCCCATGTCCCCGAAGTCCAGGATGCCGGCCTTGCGCTGGACCGCCTCCTCGAGGTGCTTGCGCTCAAGGTCGTGGTTCGTGTGCGGGTTGTCGTGGTGTCGGTCGCTCGTCAGCAGGAACATCCATTCCTGCGTTCGGCTCGCTGCGTCGAGCGTGACCGTGTGGATGTTGCGGCTCTCGGCGGTGACCGTGAACGGCAGCGGCGCGCTCCCCCCGCGTTGCGGGATGAGCTTGGGCGCGGCTGGTTTGGCCGATGCTGCCATCCTGCCCTAGCGTAACCCGTTCCCTGCTGCAAATCGTTATTTCTGAAATCTTGGCGGAATCCCTCAAGTTTCCGTATTGACACTACCGATACGGAGGGGTATAACCCGTTGACATAGGTTCCGGCGCGTTGCCGGGACCGTGCAACCGAATGAGAGGATTCCAATGCACATCCGCATCACGTTGAACGCAGCACTCGCAGACGAGACGATCCGCCGCCGGCCCGGTGACCTGTTCCTGGAATGCGCCCGCCAGATCAACACCCCCATCGCGCACCGCCTGATCCGCGCTACCGAGCGCATGGCGACCTGCGACGCCGACAACATCCAGGAGCTGTACGCGGCGACCGACGAACTTTGCTACGCCGAGGACGAGTTCCTCGCGCAGCACGGGAATACGGAGGTGCGGCTGTGATCTCCGAAGGAAAGCGCAGCACCGCCAGCGTCGTGCGCCGCATCTGCGAGATGGTTCGCGTGCTGCGGCACAAGCCCGTCACCCGTGCAGACCTCGCTCGCCGCTGGGGCGTGAGCCGCAGGCAAGTGAGCCACATCGTCAGCCGCGCCGATGTGTGGTTCGGTGTGCGCCTCGAACATCGACACGGCGAGGGGTACTACCTCCGCGATTCCGGCATCCTCGACCTCCGCAAGCTGGGAGGTGCAGAATGAACCTGTTCGATGAGGCCGAGGCCCGCCGCCGCCGCGATGCCGGGATGTGGCTCGCCGCGGAGAACAAGCAGGAGCTGCTGGCAACGGCACGCGGGTTCGCCGCGTTCGTGGCGAAGCAGCAGGGGACCGTGAACGCCGACGAGGTCGCGCTGATGATGGCCGAGAACGGGTTGGATTACACCGACCTGGGCAACGCCGCCGGCAGCGTGTTCGACGGCAAGTTCGAGTGGACCGGGGCGGTCGTGTCGAGCCGCCGGCCCAGCACCCACGGAAGGCTCATCCGCGTGTGGCGGTGGAAGGGGGAGCGATGATCCGCAAGGAACACGACATCGACGTGCTGTGCGATTGGCTCCCCCGCGAGCATCCCATGTGGGAATACCTCGCGGAGAACGGCGTCACCGCGACGGTGAACGTCGAGTGGGTCGAGGACGAAACCGAGGACTACGTTGGCGGGAACCGTTGGCACACCACCCGTTTCATGCGGGTGCGCGAGTGGACGGTCACCGAGATCAAGCTCGACGGCGTTGCCATCAAGGACGGTGCCGTGCCTGCCGGCTTACCCATGCAAGAAGTGGTCGCGCTCCTGGACTCGTACCATGTTCGTGAAGAACTTGAGCGCCAGGGGCCGGGAGCGCAACAATGACTGACGATGTCGGCACCCTCGCCCTGTCGCTCACCCGCAACGAGATCGCATACCTCGTCACCCCGGACGGCCGGCGCATCGCCACCATCCTGCCAAACGAGCGAAACGTCGGAAAGACCAACATCATCCTCCGCGTGGACCGGGCGTACCGGATACTGCGCGAACGGACCAACAAGGAGACACGATGACCGAACAAGAGCAGAAGCCGACCCGCATCCGCATCAGCGCGGAAACCGCAGCCGAGATCCGCAAGACCGTGGCCGAGGGTGCGCGGCAGGCCGACGTCGCCCGCGCACACGGGATCTCCCCCGCCGCCGTCTGCCGCATCGTCAACATGAGCCGGCACGCGCCGAAGGAACAGCCATGAGGGCCGAATACCTGGTCGGTCGCCTACGCGCCCGTGCGGATCGCAAGCTCCAGGCGTCATACTCCCAGCCGACGAAGTACCAGGACTTCGCGGAGTCGTGCCGCGACGAGGCGCGATTCCTCACGGCGGTCGCCGACGAGATGGAACGCCTGATGCGCGAGGCCGCCGATGCGCGGCGAATGCTCGTCAGAATGGAGGCCGGCAATGTCAACTGACAATCGCACGGCGATGACATGGAAAGACGGCAAATGGACACCCGTCCCGGTCGAGCTGCTGAAGGCGTGCCGTCCCGGCAAACCGGAGGATTGCCCGCGCTGCAACGCGCTCACATACTTGGACTTGACGAGGCGCCATGGAGCGCCGAAAGGATCGCAGAAGCCATGACTGACCCAGGCGACGAACACCAGCACAACGACATCGTGGACCGCCTGCGGCGGATGTCCAACGGGCTGACCCCGCGCAGCGAATCCGACGTCATGCTCGAGGCCGCCGCCGAGATCCTGCGGCTGCGGATTGAGGTGCAGCTCTGCCGGAGAATCCTCCCGCGCCACATTGAGCGCGTGATATACGAAGGGGAAGGCTAACGATGCGCGGCCGAGGGGAGTGGGACGAGGACATCGTGGACCGCACGAAGGCAAGCGGGACAACAGACCCGCTCGCCCTGGAGCTGATGCAGGAGGTCGTGTACCTGCGGACGGAGGTTGCGAAACTCATGCGCGTGGTGAACACGCAGAAGATCAAGAATCTTGAACAAGCCAACCACAAGCTCCGCCGCGATTGAGTTCACGATCCCCGGCGCGGCAGCACCGCAGGGTTCCAAACGCGCCATCCGCCTGCGGACGGGGCGAACCGTCCTGGTCGAGTCTTCGGCGAAGGTCAAGCCGTTCCGTGCCGTGGCCGCGCTGGCGGCGACCGAGGCGTGGCGCGGGCCGCCATACCGGGAATGCGTCGGCCTCGAGGTGACGTTCCGTTTCGTGCGCCCCAAGAGCCATTACAAGGCGGATGGTTCCCTGCGCGTCGGCGTGCCGCTGGCCCCCGGCAAACCAGATATCGACAAGCTCCTGCGCGCCTTGCTCGACGCCCTGACCGGGGTGATCTACGTCGATGACCTCCAGGTCGCCTGCATTTGGGCGACGAAGGAGTACGGGGCGCGGGCCGAAACGGTCGTTTCCGTGGTGATTTGACGAGGCAGGAAATCTTGCCGACCGGGGTCTTGACAGCGATGCTGCGTTCCCGTATAGTTCTGTCAACGGGTGGCGCGTTGCCATCCGCACACTTACGAGAGGATTCACGACATGACTGCACTTGCACGACTGGATGACGAGAAGCGCGAGCTGCTCGCCCGCACCCTTTGCTCGGGCGCAAGCCGCGACGAGCTGGACCTGTTCTTCAACGTCTGCGACCGTACCGGGCTGGACCCGTTCGCCCGCCAAATTTACGCCGTCAAGCGGTGGGATTCCCGCGCCGGCCGCGAGGTGATGCAGACCCAAGTCAGCATCGACGGCTTCCGCCTGGTCGCCCAACGCAGCGGCGAGTACGCAGGGCAGACCGCGGTCGCCTACTGCGGAACGGACGGGCAATGGGTGGATGTGTGGCTCCACGACGAGCCTCCGGCGGCCGCCCGCGTCGGGGTGTATCGCAAGGGATTCGTGGAGGCGGTGACCGCCGTCGCCCTGTTCCGCGAGTACGCGCAGCGCAAGAAGGACGGGAGCCTGTCCGGGATGTGGAACAAGATGCCGACCGTGATGGTCGCCAAGTGCGCCGAGGCGCTCGCGCTCCGCAAGGCGTTCCCCGCCGAGCTGTCGGGCCTCTACACCCCAGAGGAGATGGGCCAGCAGGAGAACCCCCCTGCCGCCCCCGCCCCCGGCCCGCAGGTCGTTGCCGTCCTCCCGGCCCCTACGATGCCCCAGGAAGCGTTGGCGACGCAGGACGCCCCCAAGCCCGTCCGCAAGGCGAAGGCGGCTCCCAAGGCGTCCAAGGCCACGCAGGAGGCCAAGGCGAACGACGCCTACCCCGAGGAGTACGAGGGACCGTTCACCATCAACCGGGTCGTTGACAGGGGCAACGCCGTTGCCATCCAGGCCACCGGAGAACACGGTGTCGTGTGGGTCAAGACCACCGTTGCAGAGTATGCAGCAGTATGCAACGACTCGGTCGGCAGCATCCTCACGCTCGACCTCGCCCGTGTCAACGGCGTGATGGAGATCATGCGCGTCATCGGCGGGGCCGTCAAGGCCGACGCCGACGTCGCCATCCTCGACGGGGAGGTGGTCAAGTGAGCCTGTACGCCATCAAGTCCGAGATGGAATCCATCCTCGACGCCATCCTCGAAGGCGGCGTTGACAGCCAGGAGGCGCAGGACGCGCTCAACGCCCACCTCGAGGGGCTGGACGCGGCGCTCGAGGACAAGGCCGACGATTACGCCGGCCTCGTCCGCAGCCTTGAGCTGCGCCGTGACGCACGCAAGGCCGAGGCCAAGCGCATCGCGCAACTCGCCGAGGCCGACGATGCCCTGGCCGACCGCCTGAAGGAACGCCTCAAGGATGCGATGGAGGCGACCGGGAAGGTCAAGATCGAGACGCCGCGGTTCAAGCTCGCCGTCGCCGGCAACGGCGGCAAGCAGCCGCTCGAGGTCGTGGTCGAGCCGACCGCCCTCGCGCCGCAGTACCAGGCCGTGAAGGTCGAGGCGAACAAGGAGGCGATCCGCGCCGCGCTCGAGGCCGGGACCGCCGTCCCCGGGTGTACGCTGCTCCCCCGCGGGACCAGCCTCCGCATCAGGTGATTCAGGCCATCCTCTCGCCCCCGGCCCCGTCCACGGACGGACCAGCCGGGGGCTTTTCATTTCCGCCAACGACAAGGGGCGCGGCGAGAAACGGACGAATCCGCAACGGGCCGCGCCCCCAACGAGAGGTCGTGCTGGTCAGAACTTGAACTTGTTGCCGTGCCGGCCCTTGACGTACCAGCCGGCGACGAAGCCGCCGATGAACACCAGGCCGGAGAACCAAAGGGTGCCGAGAGCGTCCGCGAGAATCATGTGCTTGCCTTCCTGCGCTTCTGCGCCTTGCGATAGGCGGCGTCCATTTCCGCGTCCTGCGACCGGAGCGCCGCGACCAGTTCCCGCGCCGACTCCGGGCGGGACTCGTCTAGGGTATCAAGGGCCAGTTCGGCCTGGGCGACCTTGCGGCGCGGCAACCAGCCCACCGCGATGCGGATGGCCGTGAACGCCCCGCTCTGCCACAGGACGAACGCCACGGCCAGCGCCGCTAGCGCGATGCCCCACCACTTCAGGGTGGCAAGCCACGCCGGGGTGATCGCCTGCACGTTCGGTATGTCGCCGTGGATCGCCGCCGCGTGCTCGTCGATGCGGGTCGCGCCCTGCACCACGACCTGGTCGCCGATGGCGTTGCCGTGGTCGATGAGCGCACCGGCCTCGTTTCGGATCGCGGTCGCGTTGGAGGAGATTCGTGCGACCGGGTTGCACCCGGCCAGGAGCAGCACCGCGAGCAAGATTCTCACGCAAACACCCTGTACGGAACCCCCGGCGTCGGGGTGAACGTCGGCAGCGCGGCGACCTGCTCCTGGGTCAACTCGAAGGTCACACGGATGTTGGCGTGGTATCGTGAGTCTCCCGGCTTGACGATGATTCCCTCCTCGTCAACCAGTGCGGGGATCGGCCCGATGCGGTCCAGATAGCAGCCGGGGACGGGGATGAGCGCGATCTCGCCCTCGCCCTGATCGACCTCGACCAGCAGTCCTGCGGCTTCCAGCGCATCGTCCATCTGCGCCTCGGTGTCGGTGCGGAGCATGTAGTCGGTCATGGTGTAGTAAGTGCGATGATTTGCGAGTCGGGGAGAGCAACGGGCCAAAACTTCACGATTCGGACACAAGCATTGAGCCAGTCGCGTGTTGCGGCCGTTCCACTTGCGCTATTGGCTCCGATGGTGAGCATGTTCGGCGCAAGCGTCCCGGTGCCTGCACTCGTCGTACCTTGCACTCCATTTGCGTAGTTTGTCGCATCATTACCGCCAAACCATTTCCCGGCTTGTTTCGACACATTTGGAATAGCGGAGGCAATTCCGCCGGGGAACAACGCTCCACCAGTCGGCCATAGCAAAGTGGTCGGGTAATACACGGATGCGGCCGCATACACGGTGAATCCAGTTCCGCTGCCATACTGCGAACCGACTGCTGCGTGATCGTGTCCAATCGTTCCCGCTTGACTGCGCGGCTTTTCAAATTGCGTATACAGGACGCCCTCCGTGGCACCAGCAAACCACGACGAGAAGTTCGTCCCGGTCATCACGCACGAATCCGCATTCCTCGTCGCCGTGCTCGCGCCCGTGAGAATCACAGAAGATGGTCCACTTCCGGCTTCGACCTGTCCACCCCACACATACATCGTTGCCGTATTGGTGGTATCCGTGTCTGGATAGAAGGCAATGGTCGCCGCTGTCTGTCCTGCTTGGGTCGTAAATGTCACCCAGACGCGAACCCAAGCGGTGGACGAAACTCCATTGAACCTCGACCCGTTATTGGCGGTATCCGTGATCGTGATTCCGGATGCCGTTGTTCCGCCTGTCGTGGCTAGCCATGTTCCACCGTTGAACGCAGCCAGACGCATATACGGGTTTCCGCCGGATGGTGCGCGAACATATGCGCTGAATGTGTATGTCGTTGATGCAGCGACAGTCACATCGACATTGAATCGAACGAACGAAAGCCCTGCATCTTTGACAACACTCGTTCCAGTCAACGATCCACCATCCGGCCCATCAATTCGAGCAATGATGTTTGCACCACCAGACCCGTTGACCGAATTGACATTGATTCCCGCGCTCCGCACCCAAATCTTTGTCGCTCCAGTTCCCCAACAGTACTGGCCTTGTTCGCAAAGATTGTTCGCACTCCCCTCAATCAGCAGTCCGCGAGGCTGGAGCGTGGACGGGTCGTAGTCGAAACGAGGGGCTTGGTAGTCGTTCGACTTGAAGTAGTTGGCCGTGCTGTTGTTTGTCGCGGAGGTGTTCGGGTAGTACGGAACAGTTCCGCTTCCCTTCCACATCGTCCAGCGCGGATTTGAGAACGTGGCAGATCCGGCGATCACCGACGAACATCCGACACCGAAATACATGCTCGTTGTTCCGCTTGTCAGAGAGTCGGTCGCGTAGGCAATGTTGAACTGCGTACCGACAGGAAGGATGCCTCCGTTCCAAAGCGGATGCAAACTGTTCCACGCAACACCATTGACGTAGTGCTGCGCGTTTGTCGGAGTACCCGTGACGATCACTTGGCTCGCCTGTAGCGATCCGGACGCAATCGTTACATCAACCGATGCAACGACACGAAGACCGCCACCGGAGAACCCGGAAGACCGGAAGATCGCTCTGCGCTCCGCAGCCGTCGTTGTAACCGTAACCGATCCGTCTCCGTTGAAGACGGCAGTTCCGCCAGTTGAAAGAGCGTATCCCCAGCCAGAGGAGGTCAATGACGGGTTCGATCCGCTCAATCCCTCGAACGCCGTGTTCCAATACATGTTGGAGTTCGCCCACTCAACCAACCCCTGCGAGTTGATGAAGGTGGCGTTGGTCGTGCGCGTGAACGTCAGGCGCGGGTCGAGGACGCCCGTGGTGAAGTCGAGCGAGAGCGTGGAGCCGTCGCCCAGGCTGATGAGGCTCATCAGCTGGCCTTCCGTCGAACGACGCATCGGGCGTCGGAACCTGCCTACGTCGTACCGCATCGCGGCCTCCGATCAGAGGAATGCGTAGAACGCGCCCATCGTC